GGTGGCGCAATTTTCAACTGGAATATTGGCGCACTTTTCAATTAGTATCTACATTATTATCCGGTAATACTAAGAGTTGTGGCTGTGTGCGAAGAAAGAAAAACTCTGAAAAAATGAAAAAGGCAAATTTTACTCATGGCAAAACCGATACAAGACTATATAATATATGGTGTGCTATGAAGGGTAGATGTTACAGGCATACAAACGACCATTATTCATCGTATGGAGAAAGAGGAATTGAAGTGTGCAACGAGTGGAAAAACGATTTTCAAAGTTTTTATGACTGGGCTATAAACAATGGGTATAATGAAAATTTAACCATTGATAGAATAGATAACAATAAAGGATATTCGCCCGAAAATTGCCAGTGGCTATCGTCATTTGAAAATACAAGAAAACAAAGACGCACGGTTTTTATTTCTGTTGATGGCAAGTGTTGCTCTGTCTCAGGATGGGCTAAAATAATAGGCGTGGGGAATTGTACCATAAGGTTATTCTATAACAGGTTCGGTGAGGAAATGACACAGAAAGCAATTCATGATTTTCTCAAAACGAAAGACAAAACTTTATTGTACGTGCGGAATAAAAGGAAATAATCCGGCAAACAGAACCTAATTCACGACATTGGATTTATTGTCGTGTATATGAGTGTCCAAAATAGGGCACTCTTTTTTTTATCTGCGAACTTTGGATGCGTTATGGTAGACATCAAAGACATATCCGGTAAGACAAGATTTTCGACCCCCATTAATGCCGGGGCTAAAGGCAGGTTTACCCTGATGAAGGAGGATTATATCATCCTTCCGTTCAGCGTTCCCGACCCGGTGTATTTCAAGCTCGGCGACTACGTGGATTTGTCGGGAGTGCTTGACGAGTCCCTGGGCGGACTGCTGTCCAAGGTCTATGAGATAGTGGATTTGCAGAAACCTGCCTTCAATGCTTCTACCGGGGGATATGACTATGAGCTGCGCATGGACGCGTATTACTGGAAGTGGAAGAACAAGATTTTCAAGTACACTCCCGAACATGCCGGCTATGAGGCTTCATGGTCTCTGACCGCACCCCTTGACGTGCAACTCGGCGTATTCCTCCGCAACCTGAAGGCACTCGGATATACATACAAGGGAAAAGAGTTTGAGTTCAGCATAGATTCCACAGTGGAGAACAAGGCCGTTGCGATGAGGTACGACAATATGAACCTTCTTGACGCCCTGTTCTCCATGGCCGATAAGGAGAAATGGGACTGTGACTGCTGGATAACGGATAACATAATCCATTTTGGGCGAAATGAATATGGTGATTCCGTCAGAATCGAGTTAGGGGTTGAAGCGTCAGCCATGACCCGCAGCGACAGCAAAGGTACTTATGCGACCAGAATCTATGCGTTCGGCTCTACCCGGAATATTCCGGCAGACTACCGTCCCGTGGATGAACAGACGGTTGTCAACGGCGTAGTCCAGCGCAGGCTGATGCTTCCCGCGGACACGCCTTACATTGATGTGTATCCCGACATGTCCGAAGAGGAAGCGATAGAGGATATTGTCGTATTTGAAAATGTCTATCCCCGGCGTACGGGCACATTATCCGACGTGCATACCCGCACCGAAGAGGTAAAGGACGAGAACGGCACGAAAGAGACCGTCACCTACTACCGCTACAAGGATACCGGGCTGGAGTTCAAGGATGAATATCTTATCGAAGGTCAGGAACTGAGAATCCGGTTCCAGTCCGGCAAACTTAACGGCATGGAATTCGGTGTCATTTTCAATCCCGACCCCAAAGACGACATGCGCGGCGCACAGCTTTGGGAAATCGTGAGAAACGAGGATTACGGGCGTATGCTTCCCGATGATACCCTTCGTCCGGAAAACGGCGACGAGTATGTCCTTTCCGGTTTCAACATCCAGCTTGTGTCTGACAGATATACCCCAGAAGCCGAACAGGAGCTTAAGGGAAAGGCGCAGGAGTATGCCGACCGACGCAAAAGGGATGACGGTACATATAACACGACCCTTGATTCCGAATGGGTGTATAACGACCGGCTGAGACGCTTCTATGAGTTCGGGCAGAAAGTGTTCCTTGTAAACAGGGCTTTTTTTGAGAACGGGCGCGACAGCCGCATACTCGGTTGGGAGTTCAACCTTGACAAGCCTTGGGACAGCCCTGCATACATAATCGGCGAGAGCATGCCCTATTCCCGTATCGGGGATATGGAAGACAAGATTGATTCCCTGACCTACAAGGGGCAGACATATACCGGCGGCGGAAACGGGGTTTATATAATCAGGACGAACGATACGACAGCCCCTTCCGACAGCAATGTATTCTCGGCACGCAGGTCTTTGGTCTCTTTCTTAAGGAAAGACAAGTCCGATAAGACTGAATATCTTTTGAAACTCCTTGCAGGCGGCGAGTTCGGCGAGTTTGTAGACAGTATGATTGCCGGCAAGGGTGCAGGGATATTTCCTGATGGCCGGGCACAGGTAGAACGGTTGGAAGTCCGCGGTTCACTATCAGTGCTTGACTTGATAATAAACCAGATTCAAGGAATGGAATCTGATTACTCCTTCACCGAGATTGGCAAGATAGAATCCGTGGAGGATTTGGGAGAAAACACCTACCGTCTGAGTATCGAGAAACGCACGGACTTCGACTTCATGAAGTTCCAGGAGAATGATGTCTGCTTTTCCATCATTAATACATTACTAACGGGCGGTTCCGAGTATTATACAAGCTGGATGCGTATTCTTACCACCAATGCGCAGGAGAATAGCATAACGGTCGTGCTCTATCCGGACAGCGAAGTGCCTGGAGGCACGAACTATCCGCCGTTGGCCGGCTACAACGTAACCCGCAGGGGTAACAGTACGCTGCCTGAAACAGGTGGCTTCAACGAACGGGCGCAGTCGTGGATGATTTCTTCGCGTGAGGGGCGCATCATGTTCCTGTCCAATGTCTATAAGCCGATATTGGAGGACTACAACTATGCGCTGACTATCGGAAAACTCCCTAACATCAAGGCACTCGAAAAACTGCCGGTGACAACCGAAGATGTTGGCATCGTTGCACAGACGGTCATTGCCGAGAAATTCTATCAGTTCGATTATAACGGTGATGTCGTTCCCAACAAGGTAGACCGGGGTGTCTGGTCTCTGGAAACGGCCCAGAGTGGCGCTCCTTATCGCTTTGTACAGCATGAACTGTCGAAGCCTTCCGGTAGCGAATATACCCTGTTGGAACAGCATACGGTCTACCACCTTGGCTGCAAGTGGGGCTGTCTGTCAGATAAGACAACCGACGAACCGAAATGGAACTCCCCGTCATGGGGACTCCTTGAGGGCGACAGCAGGTATTCGCTCCAGCTCTCCCTTTCAGGCGGGGAGGCATTCGTCATAGGCGGTGTGGATACGGTAATGTCCGGACGTATATATTTCGGAACTACGGATATAACGGATGATGTGATGGCGGACGGTGCCACCGAAGTGGAATGGTTCCGTGACAGCGGCAATGTTCCGGCGGACAACCTCTGGACGCCTGAGTACGTGGATGGCAACAGGCTTGCCATTCATATCGACAACGGGAACCAGCACGGGGTCGGTTCAGACTTCGGCTTTGTAAGCAGGTCCGTTGCCTTCATTTGCCGGGTATTCATTCCGGTTGAAGGGGAAATGCAGCAGATAGAACAGAGATTTGGTTTTGACATATTATAACTATGGGAATAAAGAGTAACAAACAGCAGGGGCGTATTTATGTGAGTCCCCTTTCCATCCAGGGAGAGATAATAGTATTGTCGGGCAGTCCCGTGCAGACCTATGACAAGCAGTTGCGGGAATACAGCCCCGACCGGACCCTGACACCGCTGGTCATCGTGCCGAAGGTATCGGCGTTCGATGAGAAGACGGTATTCGGTGAAATGGAACTCACGGGGGTGGAGTGGTTCGAGGGCGCACCCCGTGACAAGTCGGCCAACCGTATCGTCGAGGGCGAGTATTACAGCATTTCCGACGGCAGCGGCGGTGTGCCCAAATATGCGCTTACCATTCGCAAGAACATTCCGCCGGAGAAGCCGGTGGAGTATTTCGGTATCGCGATATTCACTGACCCGCGCACGAACCGCGAGGTCCGCTGTGAACGGAGCGTGAAGTCCTATGCGCACCTTTATGACAACAAGGCGTATTCGTTGCGCCTGAAGGGGGATTCCGTGATGGTGACCGACCCGCTGCGCCTGGCCGACCGTTCCGGTTATTGGGACAGGGAGATAGAACCGCAGCTCTATACGGGCACTGAACCGGTGGATGATGAACATGCCGCATATTTCTGGGACATTCTTGAAAACGGAGCATACCGCCCGGTTACACCGGATGACCCCGGTATTGTCTGCCATGATGTGAACGGTGTATATACAAGAAAGCTGATGTATCAGGCGAAATATGTCACCGGTGCAAGCTTCCGTGTTCGTGCGTGTGAGTATGCGGGTAGCAGACCGCAGGCACCTACGGACGGGCGGCTGGAAAAGGTTATTGAGGTAAAGACGGAGATGGCCGTTTCCTTAAATTGCGAAATTATCCAGACGAAAGGCTTCACCCTTTCCGATGATATGAAGCAGCCGAGCGCCTATGAGGTACGCATCTTCGACAACCGCCGCGAGTACGGTACAGAGTACGATGACCTTTTCCGCATCACATGGAAAGGCCAGAGTGCGAAGCCGGGCGAACCGGAGAAGGTGCTGGCAACCGGCGGGCGGACGTTGGAGTTCATTCCCGCGGACAAGGGTTTTCCGGCAGGACATATCTTCCAGGTGTGGGCGGAAGTGGGGCT